CTTATGATGCTAGTGATGACAGGAGTTTACATTCGCTGTATAGAATGGGCTTTGAGTCAGCCAGAGTTGACCACACAACAAGCAGGGTTAATATCCGTGATTACTGGAGCAATGACAGGCAGTTTCGCCATATGGATGGGAGCAGAGAAGTCCTCAGAACCCAAGAGAATGGAGAGAGAAGAACGATGAGAAAATATTTTAAAAGATTGTGGTGTGCATTGTGGAACAAGAAATGCCACGATGATTGTGACTGCGTATAATGCTAGGTACAATATTAAGTTCTGTATCTAGTTTAGCATCTTCTTACATAGAGGGTAAAACAGCAATACAAAAAGCTGAAGCTACCATTCGTATGAAAGAAGCAACAGGTGAGATTGATTGGGACTTAGCTGCTATGAGGGCATCACAGTCCTCGTGGAAAGATGAATGGCTGACTTTACTTTTCAGTATTCCTCTAGTACTGAGCTTCTGTGGTGAATGGGGTAGGGCAATAGTAGCAGATGGGTTTACTGCACTTGCAGGTATGCCCCAGTGGTATCAGATTGCGTTAGGAGCTATCGTAAGCGCAAGCTTTGCTACACGATCTGCAGGTAAATTTTTTAATAGGATGAAGAAGAAATGAGACTAGGGTTGCTAATAAATAGTATGATGGCAGTTCTAGTCTTAGTTACATTTATGGTGGTAATATTATGACAGCTAAATTTTTGGAACATAAAATTGTAGACAATATTAAGAAAGATAAAAAGGGCAAAAAAGTAGCAGGAGTTATTAAGGATGAAATGGTTGACCCTATACGAAAGTTTATCAAAGAACGTAACTTAGAGAAGTTAAAAAAGTCTTTGCAAGAAGAATATATGAAAACAGTAAAAGATAGGAAAAAATATGGCGTTTAAACTTAGTGGTAGAAGTTTAGGAAAACTAGAGGGTGTGCATCCTGTATTAGTGGACACAGTAAAACGAGCTATTGAAGTGAGTTCTGTGGACTTTGGGGTAATTTATGGTGTTCGTTCCCTTGCAGAACAAAAAAGATTGTATGAAGCAAAAAGATCACAGACGATGAAATCTAAACACCTTGTACAAGAAGATGGATACTCACATGCTGTCGATTTAATGGCGTATGATGGTAGTGACCCAAGTTGGGACATCGTGATGTACGATGACATAGCAGACGCAATGAAAGAAGCAGCACTTGAAACTGGTGCAAAAATTTGTTGGGGAGCTGCATGGCAAATAGATGACATAGCCAAATGGGATGGTACTATGGAGCAAGCAATGAACGCTTATATAGACCTAAGACGTTCCCAATCACGCAGACCATTTATTGATGGTCCTCACTTTCAATATACAACATGACATCAAAAGTACGCAAAACAAAAAGAGACTCCATGAAAGGTATGTCTGTCAGGAGTGGCGATCTAAGACCTACTGCTGCAGGTGCAGGTATGTCAACAGAGGGAATAAAAAAATATAGAAGGCAAAATCCCGGATCAAAATTAAAACCTGCAGTTACAGGAAAAGTTAAACCGGGAAGTGCAGCTGCTAAAAGAAGAAAGTCGTTTTGTGCTAGAAGTGCAGGACAAATGAAACAGTTTCCTAAAGCAGCAAAAAATCCAAACAGTAGACTGCGACAGGCAAGAAGAAGGTGGAAGTGTTAATATGGCTAGACAACTAACAGAGAAACAACAGAAACTATTAAATGTTTTGTTTGATGAAGCAGGTGGAGATATTGTTCTTGCAAAGAAGTTGGCAGGATACGCTGACGCATCAAGCACAACGGATGTAGTAAAAGGTATCAAAGAAGAAATACTGGAAGCTACGCAAGAGTATATGGCAAGAAACGCACCACGAGCTGCTGTTGCGATTGCAGGTGGTTTAGTAGACCCAACAGAACTAGGTATACGAGATAAACTTGCCGCAGCAAAAGAACTGTTAGATAGAACAGGACTTGTAAAAACAGAGAAGATGCAGGTAGAAGCAACAGGTGGTGTTATGCTTATGCCACCAAAAGAAAAAGTAGATGAATAGATCAATAGGACGTTGGAAGTTACCACAGCCAACAGACTTAAAAGAAGAACGAGAGTGGGTAGCAATACCACGCATAGCAAGAACGATACCTTTTGGTTACACAGTAGATGAAAATGATCCTGATCTACTACAGCCTGTAAAGTTAGAACTAGACTTGCTAGAGAAAGCACGAGACTACATCAAGCAATATTCTTACAGAGAGGTGGCAAACTGGCTTACAAAAAACAGTGGCAGAGAAATATCTCACGTAGGATTGATGAAGCGATTAAAGAATGAACGACAACGTAAGAACAAAGCTACAAGCCTACGCAAGTGGGCAGAGTATGCCGAAAAGGCGATCAACAAAGCCAAAGAGATTGAAGAAAGCCGTACAGGAGCAACCTCCGAAGCCAGAAGTTAAAGAGACAGTAGTAGAGTCTCTGCCGATAGAAGAGTCACGGAATATTGTCTTCAAGCCTAATGAAGGTCCTCAAACAGCCTTTCTTGCGGCAAATGAAAGAGAAGTTCTGTATGGTGGTTCAGCAGGTGGTGGTAAAAGTTATGCAATGCTTGCCGATCCTCTGCGTTACATGGGGCATCCTTCTTTCAGTGGCTTACTACTGCGTCACACCACAGAAGAGTTACGAGAACTTATATTTAAAAGTCAAGAACTCTACCCTAAAATATGGAAGGGTATCAAGTGGTCAGAACGAAAGATGCAGTGGGTTGCTCCATCAGGGGCAAGACTATGGATGTCTTACCTAGATAGAGATGACGATGTACTACGATACCAAGGACTAGCATTTAGCTGGATTGGTTTTGACGAACTTACACAGTGGGGAACACCATTCGCTTGGAACTACATGAGATCACGTTTACGATCCACATCTCCTGACCTGCCAGTGTATATGAGAGCTACAACAAATCCCGGAGGGCGTGGACACCACTGGGTAAAGAAGATGTTTATTGACCCTTCACCGTATAATATTTCATTCAACGCCACCGACATTGAAACAGGTGAGGAACTCAAGTATCCAGCAGGACACCAAAGAGCAGGACAGCCACTATTTAAACGTAGGTTTATACCTGCTCGACTTACAGATAACCCTTATCTCTCAACTCAGGGCGATTATGAAGCAATGCTTTTATCCCTTCCTGAACAGCAAAGAAGACAATTATTGGAAGGCGATTGGGATATTAAAGAGGGAGCAGCTTTCACCGAGTTTGATCGCAACATACATGTGGTTGAGCCTTTCCGTATACCTAGCAATTGGGTTAAGTTTAGGGCATGTGACTATGGGTATGGAAGTTATTCTGCCGTTATATGGTTTGCTGTTAGCCCATCAGAACAGTTAGTAGTGTATAGAGAGTTGTACGTATCAAAAGTATTAGCTACAGATTTAGCAGACATGATACTAGACGCAGAAGCTGAAGATGGCAATATAAAGTATGGAGTGTTGGACAGTTCTCTCTGGCACAAACGAGGTGACACAGGACCAAGCCTAGCAGAACAAATGATTATGAAAGGCTGTAGGTTCAGACCTTCTGATAGAAGTCGAGGAAGTAGGGTATCAGGTAAAAATGAAATACATAGACGTTTACAAGTTGATGAATTTACAGAAGAGCCACGCTTGGT